ACCGTGCTGCTGGTCGGGGACAGGCTGGCGCCCGTAACCGTGCCAGTGGTGGTGACGTTCTGGCTGCCGAAGTCAGGGCTAATCTTGGTACCAGCAATGGCGGCAGAGGCGTTGACATCGGCGTTGACGATGGTGCCGTCAAGGATCATCGTGCTGGTGACGGTGCCAGTGTCAGTAGTGCTGACGACCGTGCCAGTGCCAACAGGTTGTACGGCAACAAAAGCAGAGCCGTTCCACACCTTGAGTATTGGGTTGGTGGCGCTGGTATCAAGCCATCCCTCTCCTTTGCTGTTGCCCGCTTGACCGCCAGCACCAGGCGTTGCGTTGGGTGCTGTGGCTCCAACGTGAATGGGGCCAATTTTTACCGAATCACCATTGCTGTCCTTAAAGAACAAGCCCGGTGATACCAGATTGGTGTTTAGCGCAAGCTGCCCATCAGACATCGCGCCGGGAGTTGGGCGCTTGTCAGCAGTAGATGAACGCAGATGTTGAAGAGCCATTTCCTTAACGCCCCGTGGGGCCGGAAGTTATCTAGCCAGTCTAATAAGTTCCGTCGTCAAGATCACTGGTTAGCGCAACTGTGCCAGTGGCATCAGGCAGCGTCACTGTGCGATCAGCGGTTGGATCAGCAACGGCCAGCGTGGTTTCAAACGCATCGTCAGTGCTGCCTTCAAACACCAAGGTGCCAGTGGTGCTAAACAGCAGCTCGCCTGTAAAAGTGCCGCCGGCTTTCGGCAGTGCCAGTGCAGCTAGGTCATAGGCAGCCTTGACGGCAGTAGGCGTAGCAGCCAGTACGCTGCTAGTCGTGCTGGTGCTATCGCTGAGTTGAACGATGCCATCAACGCTGGTCGTTGCTGAGCGGATCGTTAGCGCCGGAGTGGTGGTGGCGGTGGCAACAGTCAGCGCACCAGTGCTGCTGGTGACCGTGGTGACGGTGCCGACATAGTCGTTGCCCCACTCCAAGCCAGTAGCAGTGGCACTATTAGCCCTGAGCACTTGGCCATTGGTGCCAACCGTCAACTTGGTCAGCGTGGTAGCAGCACTAGCCCCGAGAATGTCGCCCTTGGCATAAGAAGCAACTCCTGTGCCGCCACGCTCTACGGCAAGCGTGCCACTGGTGATGTTGGTAGCGTTACGGCATTCGGTGCTGACTTCTTCCAGCGCCGTCTGAACATTAGTAGCCCCAAGGCTGGCAGCAGGATTAAAGCTGACGTTGCTTGCTGCGATTGCACCAGCGCCAGACGATACGTCGATTTCCACCCATTGCGGGTTGGCATCGCTGAAAACAGATAGACACAAGTCAGGCGGCGCTAGCGTTACATTCGGCGCATTGCCGCTGGTAATCGTGCCGCCTTCGCTGACAACAAAATAGTATTTGTTATTAGTCAGTGTCGAAACAGGCAGCGGATCGCCTACAACAAAACCTGCTGCTGCACCATCGGGGGTGACGCTTTGCACTGACCCAACACCTGCAGGCGAGCTGGCGTCGAACGTACCAGCCAACAGAATTTGACCGGCTGAAATACCAATCGGCACATAAACGTTGCCGTCCCACATGTAGAACGCACGGTCTAGCGGGTTGAGGTGAAGCTGACCAATAAAGGTGGCAATGGGGAATGCTTCGCCGATTGAAGATGTCGAATAGTCGGCGAGTTTATCAATGGTGATAGCAGCATCAGCCAGCCGGTCGGTGGGCAGCTCGCCGGTTGTAATCTTGGCGGCATCAAGCACTGGCACATCAGCCGCATCTAGCTGTGCGCCGACAGTGACATGCCCTTGGGCATCAACCGTAACTTTGGTATAGGTGCCAGCAGTGGCGCTATTGCTGTGGTTTAATATGCCAGCATTAACTGCCAATCCAGTGCCTGGTTGGATGATGCCCTTAGTTGATGAAGTGGCATCCGGCAGATCATCGGGCTCGATGTCGCGGAATGTTGGTGCCGCATCTGCGCCACTGACCGGGCCGAGCAGTGCGCGGTTTGCAACTTGCGTGTCCAGCGTGGTTGTAATGGTGGCACTGTACTGGTCTGGGTACGCCACCGAAAACGCAATCGGTGTGCTGTCGGTGAAGGTCAGCGTATTGATTGCCGCTTGGCGAATCCATGCGGCACCGTCCCAGACGTACTCAACATTGGTGTTGGTGTCGAACCAGTGCTGGCCTTCAAATGCACCACTGCCAAATGGCGTGCCCGCATTGACGATGGTGGTACTGTCATTCGCCAGCTTGGCTGCTGTTACGGCGTCATCAAGGATTTTGCCGGTGCTAATCGCGTTGGTGGCGATAGCGGCTTCGGTGACGGCGCTAGCTGTGATGGCAGTAGCGAAGGAGCCGGTGCCGGTGCCAGTAATGTCGCCCGTAAGGGTTATTGTTTGATCGCCGGTGTTGGTGCCACTGCTGGTGCCAGAGTGCGTGCCGCTGAACGTGCCGTCTTGCGTGGCAAGCGTGCCAAGGCCAAGCGTGGTGCGCTGGGCTGCTGCGTCGGCATCATCAAGGAGTGCTCGGCCTGCCGCAGTACAAGTGATCTCTTCTACATTGCCAGCACCAGCAGCGCTGCGCCCCAGTAGGCGATCAGTGGCGCTGACGTTTTGGAGCTTGTCGTAGGTAACGGCGTCGCTGGCTAGCTCACTGGTGCCAACTTCGCCAGCAGCGATGGCATCTGCAGTGACCGAGTTAGTGGCAAGCTGATCAGCAGTGATCGCGTCGTCAGCGATCTTGTCAGTGGTGACTGCATCGTTAGCAAGCTCGCTTGATTGAACTGCGCCCGCCGCGATTTGTACGCTCGTGACCGAATCGTTGACGAGCTTGGCGCCAGGGACCGAACCGTCTGCTAGGTTTAGTTTCCCGTAGGTGATCGTCGTCGCAGCAATCTTGGCATCGGTAACAGCCAAGTCAGCTAGCTTGGCTTCGGTGACAGCACCACCAGCCAGCTTTGCTTCCGTTACGGCAAGAGCCTGGATTGCAGCCGTGTCAACGGCATCGTCCGCCAGCTCGGATGCGCCAACAGCGTTTGGCGCGATCTGCGTTGCGGTGATGCTGTCGGTTGCAATCTTGACCGCTGTAACAGCGCCATCGGCTAGCTTGGCTGTGGTGACGCTGCTGTCGGCATAGGCCGCCGTGCCCAGCGCTGTGACCTTAACGGTAGTGACGGCGCCGTCGGCCAACTTGCCGGTGGCCACCTGCAGATCGCCGATGCCGGCGGTGGGCATTACCACCTGTTGATAGGCCGATCCGTCGAAGATCTGCAAGTTGCCGGTCGAGGCGTTGAAGTGTCCGCGCCCTTCAAAATTGTCGCTTGCTGGTGCAGTGGTCTGCACTGCAATAGAGCTGTCGTTGGCCAGCTTGGCCGCAGTGACGGCATCATCCGCTAAAGCCGTGGTGCCTAGCTTGGTGGCGCTGGCTTGATCCAGCTTGTCGATGTCGATGCTGCTGACATCAATCAGATCTAGGCCGGCGTCAACCAGATCCTTGGCGGTGACCTTCTTGGTTTGGCTTGCGGAGATGTCCGCAATGGGCAGCACGTCAGTGGCCGCAACGCCAGCCTTAGGCAAGGGCGTCAGTTGGGTAATGCGTTGGTCAGCCAAAATTCAACTCCGTGCTATGGATAGTTTAGTCCTCGGTTTCCTTGAGCAGGAAGTCGAGGGACTGCTCGATCTCGATGCGGTCATCGTCTTCCTTCAGGACGTAACCAACAGGTTCGCCAATCAACAGACGGATTTCGCCCGTTGTTACAAAGTCTATTGTACAGCGAATAATATCTTCGCTGTCAACGGTTACGCCAGTTTGCGTGACCATTGCTTGCATTTCATAGAAGACATTATTGAGAGATGGGTTTAATTCCTTGTCGGTTAAATACAGCGCCAGGTCAAACTCACTGCCGATGTCAACACGATGAATGAGTTGCAGCATCAGCAGCGGCGTTTCCTTGATGCCGGTAGTTGTGTAGTCAAACAAGCAGTCGATAGAACCACTGCCGCTAATAATACCGGCTGAATACTGTTTACGAAACTTGTCGCTAAGGCTAGTTGCGTCGATGGTTTCACGGTCTGTGTTTAATGTATAGCTCGTAACGTTACCGAGTACGTTCTCTGCTACGTCGCGCACTTTTACAGTGATGGGTAATGCAGGCTCTGCAAACGCAGTTAGCGTCAGTTCTGCGGCGCGGTTATTGTTGATGGCGTTTTCAAACTGATAAAAAAAGCGCAATCCACCTACAGCGTTAACATGCACATACGCCGAGATCGAAGGCTCTACAGCGGCTGATGACCATGAGGACGCAGCAAAGCACACCAGGCCACGGGCGTCATCGGTGCTGATGTCAATGCGGTCGCCTGTTATTAAGTTGTCTACTGAGCTATCAAAGCCAAGCCGATTGAGCGTGGTGTTTACGTCATCAGGCTTTATTTGATCCTCTAGCAGCGCATAAGGCGTCCGCAAACCTCGCCGTAATCGGACATTACCGTGACGGCCAAGAAAAACTGCCATTAGGATACGACTTCAGTAAAGTCCCCATCCATCGTGAACTGAATCGGCACTACGCTCAATTCGCCAGTGCTAACTGATACTTGTGCGCTGGTGATGTAAGCGTTGAATTTAATGTCGTCAGCAGCATCGCCACCTATGTTTAGCTCCAGAAGCACGCGGTCGCCCGTTCCAACAGCGCCACCTTTCATGATCTTGCTAAGTAGTGCTGTGAACTCCGTAAAGGCCGCACTTTCACCTGACTCCAAACGATAGTACATCAATGTGGCGCTGCCAGTTGCGCCTTTAACGCCAGGAGTAAACGTATTAACGGCGCTGTCAATGGAATTAGTAGATAGCAGCTCTACAGTCGTCTCCAGTGACCAATCACGGATTTTGGCCACTGGCTTACTGTTAAATACCAGTGAGCCGCTACGCCCGGTGAAAAAACCCATAATCGCACCCCAATGGAGATTTCTTACAGTCTACTCAGCATTGCCGTCAATCGTAAACAGCCCGGCGACGTGCGCGTCGATACCTCGCGCAATTAAAGACAAGCCATTGCTGTCGCAGGAGTGCTCGACAGCGCGGATCGTGGTTTCGCCTTCTTCCTCCATGTTGACTTCAGTAACGCGGAACACCCGCTTGCTGCGGACTGCGGTGCCCAGCACAAACAACTGGCCTTCGACGCTGGCCAAAGCAGTGGCAGTGTTGTTGCTGACGGTGATGCCTGGAAAGGACCGCGTGCCGTCGGTGCTGCCATAGGTCAGCACGTTGTAAGTGCCGTTAGGCACCGTGCTGGCGATCGGCAGATTCAACGCGCCACCGGCTTCAACGCGGCCTGTATAGATGCCATCCCATTGGTTATTGCTGGTTTCGACGTAAACGAAACTGCCCGGCATGACGAAGGTGTCCGTCGGGAAGGTCTGAAACTCGATGGCGCGGCGGCTGTGGCGGCGGGTGTTGCACAGGAACTTGCCGAGTTTGATCGCCTGGTCGCGGCGGGTGACAAACTGCGAGGCGTCGATGGTTTCGCGGATGGCATCACTTTCCCCGGTGCTAGTGAGCCTAATCTCAACGCTGTTGTTGCGTGGGAACAGGCCGTTACGCTCTACGTCGCGGTAAAGCACCGTCACAATCACATCTTGAGTGCTGGCGCCATAGTCGATGAACTCTTCCTTGAGGCTGCCTTCGAGAATGTTGCCTTGGTTGAATAGGGCGCTGATTCGAACAGCGTCAGTATCACGAATTTGCCCTGTACCTTCGTCATACGGCAATGCTGGCACCAGCGTGTCACGTCCGCCGATCTTGCCGAGTTCCAACAGACTGAACGGTGCGACCTCGCTCCAAAACTGCCGCCATGACCGTTGGTCAGCGATGACGCCATCCATGTAAAGGCGGTTTTCACGACAGAAGCGCTTGCTTAACCCGAGCTGCTGCACATCGACCGCATGGACCTTGGCATATTCGCCGATGCCGTTATCCTTGTCCAGTACCGTGTCTAAAAAGATTTCAGGCGCAAACGAGCTGGATTTGGGTTGGCCTGACGTGTAGGTGCCATCTTCGTTTAGCGTGCGAACCAGCTTGCCTTGATTGACCCAAACGCTCACGCTACGCAGATCTCGCGTGCCAGCGCCGGAGACGACGTGCAAGGCAAAGTTAGACAAGCCGCGATAAATCTTGTCGTGGTTGGCGTTGTTGGGGCTATCCCACGCTTCTAGCACTTGTTCGTTGACGGCGGTAATTTGGATTTCGGGGCCGTTGTCGAACGCGAATGACGAGGTGGAGTAGGCGTCATAGTTGAACAGGTCAAACTCGCTAACATCACGCGGGTTTTTGTTGAATGGGGGGTAATCTTTGTTATCAGGCTCGCGGCGGACACCGTTGAAATAAACAGTGAGGTTGTTGTTACCAGTTTGCGTTGTGTTTAAAGTTGCCGCATTGGCGCCAGGGTCTAGGTAGCAGTATCCCTTGATGGTCAGGGTGCGGACTTCCGTGTAGGGATCTACCACGGGCTCCAGTCGCACTTCAAACTGTTTGGGGGCGTTAGGTGTCCGCAGCTTTAGGTAAGTGAATACATCTTGCTCGTTAAAGCCACGGCAACAGAAGATGTAGGGGATGTAGTTTTCTTCGCCACTGTCCAAGGTGTAGTAAACGACGAACATGGCAGTGCGTGCCTTGGCGCCGTTGTCCGAGGGGCTGTGTCCGTAATTTCTTTGCTTGCTGCCGTAGACATTGCTACGACCACTAAGGCGGCGATACACCTGAAAACGCAGCGCCAGATCCAGCACGTTGCACTTGGTGACGCTGGCGTAAGCAGCCTCTTCGATGCGGGCAAAGCCTTTGGTGTAAAAAGGTGCGACTGCAAGCGCAGCAATCTTTGCTTGGAGGTCTTCTATTTGCTGCGCTAATGTGGCATTTTTGTTTTCAAGCGCTTCAATTTCTTTTTGTATTTGAGCGCGGTCTCCGGGACTTAGTGATACTTTTGTTAGCCGATATTTGCCCCCACCGTCACGAAGTGTTTTAAATACATATCCTTGATTTAGTATTTCTTGCTTGTCTCTAATTTCAGACTCATTTGTTTCCACTTTTTTATTTAATTCTGCAATTTTGTTTGCTAGTTCTGTTTGTTGTGATCCGCCGGCTTCTAGCCAGTGGCGAATGTTGTATTCCAGTCGCGGCATCTTGCCTTTTTGTATGCATACAAGATCAACGGTTAGCTTTGAATCTTCAATGTTGCCGTCGCCGTCGTACTTAGCGCCGCGCACGCGAAATTTGGCTGAACCAGCCTTGAACAATGCGCCATCATCCACGATGGATGATGCAGCGCGTTGAGCATCCTGCGCTGCAATGCCGGCGGTGTCATCCGAAAAAAGCGCCGCACTGGTGTCGCCGATGATCAGCTTTAATGATTGCCCAACCGGCACAGTTGGGCGGTTAAGATTGTTGCCCCAGAAATCTCCACGTCCTGTCAACTCCACGTCAACTAATTTGCGCTCGCGGTCACCTCTAGGCGTCAAAATCATTACCTCCGCATTAACTGGAATAAATCCAGTCACGCCTACCTTATCGCTGGTTGTCGGTGAAAATGCCTGGCTGAACCCTTGTTGGCTACTTAAATCATCGCCAAAGGCAATTCGTGCGGTAGTGTCGTTGCGTTCATCTTGCGTCGGATCTTCTGCATTAAGCGATCCGACAGGCAGCAGATCGCGGTAGCGCGTTGGGCCATTGGGGTTGAAATATTGCCAGACGTTGCTAAGCACCAAGTCGCGTGCCGCGAATTGTCCGATGGCGGTGCGCTCGGGGTCGATAGATCCGATGTTGGAAGCGCCGATCGTCATCATCAGCCGCATAAACTGATGGTTGCCGAAGCTCAACACAGCGCTCCATAGCAGCAGCGTTGACACACGCACGCCACCGTAGTCGTTGGTTTCGGTGTTGGTATAGATCAGCGGTACGGCATCGCCATAGCTAGCGAGTTCCTGTGTACCGTTGAACCCCGTCCGGCGGCCAACACGCTGGTCGCGGGTTTGAGCAGTGCCTTCAGCGTCGGGGGGTTTTGGTGCCAGCAGAATTGCCGCCACTTGGAACAAGGCGCCGACGATTGACAGCACCAAGGCGACGACAGCCGGTTGGTTACGGATGTCCAGCAACGTGCCATCCTTGATGTCCTCGTGGACGTGCTGCTGTGCTACGAAATTCAGATACTCATCCTTCGTAACGCCTAGCGCTTCGATCAAGTCATATTCATAAGGCAGCAGCTTGCGGGTCATTCGTTCATCCAGAAGAAGTGCCCCACGCCTGCTGGCAGCGGTGCTCTGATAACGGTTCCGCCAGGTGACAGAAACAACGCGCCATCTTCAACGATTGTACCCAGCGCAGAGCCAATCGCCGCAGGTAATAGTGTCACCGCACCATGTTTTGGCGCTTGCAGTCGGCTGCCGTTTTGCAGCAACCACCGCACCAGCAGGCCCCTTGGAAACGTCTCCTCGTCGTACAACTCGTACACCCAGTCAAATTTGGCGGTGTAGTCGCCGTAACCCAAGCGGCTATGGACTTCACACGCAAGCTGGAAACAGTCGGTTTTGCCGGTCCACGGGGGAGCACCCCAGCAGTACGGCAAGCCGATTAGGTCATTGAAGTGCGATCTGAGCATTGATTGGTAAGTCTCCCACAAGACTACGGGTCAAGATGCGTGCTGGGAACTGCGCACCGACAGAATCCATGGCGGTGCGAAACCGTAGCTCGATCGTGGTTTCGCTGAAACTGGCACCGATGCCAACGTAATACTCGACGTAGGAGCGGACCATAGACTCGGCGGCATTAAGCCATTGCGTCGTCAGTGTCAACTCACTTAGCCGGTTGCCGTCACCCTCCTCCACCAGCTTGATGCTGAACTCCGTGGCCGGGAACAGCACACGGACAATAGCATTGTCACCGTTGAGATTGGCAATGCTGCCATCGGCGCGAAATGGTGCAAAGTCGTATTGAACGCCACCGAGACTCTTCTTTTGACCAACGAAGTAATTTTGAAACCGACGCTGCCCACCACTGGCAGGCTTAATATCGAAATACTGCGCGATGCGAATCTCGCTCATTTGATTTCACCCACCAGTCTGACGGTAACGCTGCTGATGTCTTTGATTACGCTGGTGACACTCGGCGGCTCGACGTAAAGCCACTCGATACCGGCAGGCGTGCGTACCTTGCCTTGCAATGTGCTGCTGTAACCAGCAAACACTTCTTTTGGCACTGTGAAGCCCAAGGTGCCGCCACCTTGACCGTTGTAATGATCGCAGATGCTATTTACGGTGGCTTCTGGAACATTGGCAAACTCCAGCTCCAATGTGTAGCCAAACGGGCGGTTGCCGAAGCTGCGGCGCACTACCGCGCCAGATAGCGCCCGATACGTTTTGATCGGATACTGGCCGAGCTGGAAGCTGCGGGACGTTGGCTTCAGTGCAGGGAAGTCAGCCATTACACCCCGATTCTACGGCGAGTGGAGCTGCTGTTTTGGATGCGGTCGAGGGTCATGGTCATGCCACGTTGGGCGCCATCGCGGGAGGCCTGACGGCGGGTTTGTGCCATTGCCGCTTCCAGTTGATCGCGGCTGACGTACTCGACGCCGTTAATGGTGGTGGACTGGAAGCTCATGTTAAGTACAGGGCTGCCAGCGGCGGCACCTGGAGCGGCGCCCATGGCTTCACGAAGACCGTTGGCCTGTACGCCGAGGCTGCCGTCGGCACCGCGCTTGAGGGGCATGATCGCCTCAGGGCCAGCTTCGCCCATGAGGCCGGTGCGGGTGGCGCCGCCATCGGCAAACTTAAACAGCGTGGGCGAGCTGACGATGCCGCCATTGGCAAACTTGGCAATGCCGTTGGCGAAGGTTGCGCCGTTCGCTGCCATACCCGCAAATTGTCCTTGGAATCCAGTGGGTGTAACCACTGCTCCGGGTGTCATTTGAGGGGCAGAACCGGGTATAGCTGTACTACCTGCAGAGGAGGCTAGACCGGCAAATATCCTGGCGATGCCGATGGCGATGTATGTGGCGATCATTTTCT